CAAGAAGTACGTCAACTACAGCAAGAGAGACATTAATTAACAACGTGAACCCAGTAGAGGTTTGCATGGTCACGGGGTAAATTATGAGTGTTTGGAGTTCAGACTCACATCGTGTAGTTATTGCTAAAAGGTTATATGAGATTGATGAGAGTTTACCTGCAAAGGTCCTAGGTCGTACCTTGTCTCCTTACTTATCACCGGATCCTGAATCGTCTGGACTATATGCTGATGACTCATGGGATGATATGGCCTCAGAGTGTGGATGGGATTCTGCCGACGTGTGGAAAGACCACCTGGAGACCCTCAGAGAAGAACTAAGAACAACAGAATTTCCCAAAGCCATCATCGGAACTGCGGCAGTATACAGGATGATAAATGCAGTCTACTCCAGGACTTTCACTGCCAACGCGAGATACAACAGAACAAAAATAGAAGACTTAGTGGAAGACACCTTAGCATTAGTAGAACCATCGTCTCAGGTCACAAGTGGTAAGCTGGTGGCCCTCTCCTCGGCTTATGACAATGCTATGATGAGTACTGCTAATATGTTCGAAGATGCGGCAGAGTGCTTCAAGTATGCCAGGTTAGGATTCAGCAAAAGCACTAAGTATGCAAACGAACTCAAGACTAGTCGCTTCTTTGGTATGGGAAACCATTGGTACTATGGTTACAGTATTAATGGTATAATGTTCCTCTTTGGCTCAGGAAAGGCTAAGTCCCACATGCTAGTTCTGTCCAGGGAAAACTGGGATCAGATTATTGGTGGGTGCCTTCGTATTGCTAATAGTCTTAACTTTTGGTCTCGTATGTACTACAAAGACTCCGATATACTTAGGCGTATGTGGAAGATGTTAGACCTAACAGTGCATTGTGCGTCTACAGCATCAGTTAACAGAGCTTACTGGGTTGCTAGAGCTTTCCATAAGGCAAGAGCGATAGATTTTCAGAAGATTGTAAAGCATGTAGGAGGCATTGAAGAGCTTGTAGCTGATTATAACTCTGAGATGCTGCAACATATACTAAACCTTGATAGGTACTATGAGATAGTTGAAGGTATCAATGCTGAGGCAAGGTTAGGTCTAGCCTTACTATACAAATGGATGCCTTCCCCAGACTTTGACGCCACCTCAGCCCTAGGAGTAATGAAGGCCTACCATAAGAACCCCAGGAAGTGTGGGTTTGATGCTAATGCTGATAAGGTATCAAGAGCTGTTGCAACTTCAGTAACGACAGAGAGAAAGATGAACTTAATATATGCCTACCAGGATATGTACAAAGCATGGCCGCCCGGACTAGTGGTCAAAGGCCGTTATGTGACCAAAGATGAAGCTTTAGCTTGGGATCATACGGGATGCTTAGCTTATGTGACTTACGGGAAAGATATCACCGTCACAGTCAAAGACAAAACCTGTGCACCTGCAAGCTTGGAGGTCTATATGACACGGAAAGGGAAAACAGCTGACGAATCTTACCTACTATGGTATATGAAGAATAAGGAGAACATTGATACGAACGAGATGGCTGAACAATATGAATATTCCAACATGGGCGAAGACAATTATGTTTCAGTGGCATATAAACCAGAATCTCACAAAGTGGATTCTCGGCTGTTCTACATAGCTCCCCCTAAGCAAAGAGTGCTTTTATCTGAGCTTGAGGTGAACCTGTCTAAAGTTGCTGCTCATTATCCTGGATCCCTAATGGGTGTTGAGGCTACGAAGAAGAGAATGATTATTGACAAGCTGATGGACACACGTCATGAGGCACCAAACCCTAACCCATCACTTTCGTATACAATCTACACTATAACTCTAGACCTGAGTAAATTCTCTGCAAGAGCTTCCTACACTATGACTGAGAACTATCATACATTTTGGTCTGAAGTTTACGCAGTTCCTCACATAAGAGACCTGGCTAGGATGGGGTGTAAAGGGGTTGTCGCACATAACAAGTTTGGGCTTAAAATGAGCTATGTCAATAATGGCGCTGACTTAGAAGGATTTCGAGGAAGGCTTATGACAATGCTCCATGTCGATGTACTGGCAGCTGCAACACGTAGGGCAAGGAATGAGAATGTCATCACAGGCAAGGCAGTATTGGGAGCATTCATAGACGATGGAGGTTTCAAGGTTAATGTCATAGGTGAAGGAGAAGAAGCCAGTAATAACCTGAGCAAGTTACTTAACATCTTATCCGAGACCTATGCAAGTGTAGGACAGGAGATGCAGCCAACGAAAGCAACAGTTTCAAAGGTGGGAGGAGACCTCTTATCAGAGCCTTATCTTAATGGTGTCAGAGTTCCTACCCCAATTAAATCTGCACAACGTCTATATCCGTCATATGAGAACGCCGCAACGGCACTCACTGAAGAGTTCGACTCCCTGTTCGCAGCTTCGCAAGGTGCCGTAAAAGAGGGTTGTAAGTGGGGTATAGCTTATGTGATGTACGTTGAATCAGTGGTAAAAGCAATCTGCAGGTGGTCGAGGGGGAAGATAT